GAGCGCCCAAGCTTGGGCGCGAGCACTTTGCCCCCCGCAGAAGGTGTGAACACACAACTGCAGAAATCCACCTTGGGGCCAAGTTCTCCGGTCAACGACTCACCGGCACACTCATATTCAATTCCGACCTCCACCGCACTCTTCTTCATCTCCTCAAGGGTCCTGTCGCAACGCGCGGAGTCGATGATCACGCAGATGCCGAGAAGTGTGTTCCAATATAGCGTGTCGGGGTCGCCACTCGCGACATCCCCGTCGACACTGAAAGAGACACCCAGATGCTTGAAGGATCCCTTGCGACTGATCATGCGCTCCATCAGCTCAACGTGGTGCTGCGGCATCCCGAGACGGCGCAGATGCCGAGATTTAAGCTTGAGCAGGGCCCGTGTCACGTGTGCGTCCCACCTAGCGGCGTCCAGCGCATAGATGACCCCCTTCATGATCAACAAGACGTCGTCGCCACAGTCCACGATGCCCTTCTCTCCAGAGTCGCAGATGCGCTTGACTATGGCGCTGACTTCAACCTTCGTGCGTCCAAAGGCCACGCCAACACGCCAGCCGCCGATGGTGCTCGACTCCGAACCGTCGAAGCACTCACTGGCGCGGCGCCCGTAGGCTGTGAAGTAGCGGCCGAGCAACGCTTGGACCTCGTCTGTGCTGGCCTGGATTGTGCGCGGGTCGCTGCTGGCGATGCGATACTTGCGTGTCGCAGTAGTCACTTCCTTGTCCGCCTGTGAAAGGTTGACCTCGTGTTTAAGGAAGCAACTCCGTTTCGCCCATCCGTTTCTGGCCCCGAGCAACTCGTCGCTGAACATGGCAAAGCCGAAGGTCGCAATGCGAAGGAACGCAAGACCGTAGCGGTTGCGTTTGGCAGGCGGAAACTTCGCGGCCCAGTCTTCAAACGAGTCGGCAGGCACATGACCCATCTTGTTCGACATCTCATCCAGTAGCTTGACGATCCCATCTGTCGGCCGGATCACGTCAGGAGTCTTTTTCAGCACACGTCCCGCAACAGAGTGCGAAGCGTTGGCCGTGTTCCTGGCAAACGAGACACCGGGGGCGAAGCAAGGCATCAACTGAGTGAGGCGATTAGTTGTCGGCTTGCACCAACGTTTGCGCACGTCGAACTCTGCACCATCCTTGATCGGGAACTTCTTTTCAAACTCGGGGTCCTTCATGAGATCGACGAACTCACTGTCCACGCCCGCAGGCGCAACTCGCGGAAAGCGGTCGCTGTGCCCGGCGTTGTAGCTCTTGACCGCGGCAGCCAAACCGAGTGACGACAACACGCCGCCGAAGCCCAAGCTCCCGGCGGTGAATCGTGTCGCGGTGACGCCATACACCAAGCGCAGCCAGGCCATGAAACCGAAAGCTGTGAGCATCTGCGCGCCAGGCGCCAAGACGAGGACGATGAACCAGTACCACCCGTCACAAACGCCCTGGAACCCCAGGGCGATGTGATTCCAGAAAGAGTGCAAAAGGACACCGACGACGTACGGCTGCTCGGCGCAGAATCTGTGCATGAAGGCCGTTGGATGGTAGCGCATTGAGGACATGGTCGCGATGCAGCACGCCAAGACAGCACCGTTCAGCATCGGCAGCCCGGCGTTCAGGAACACGCCCAAGGCTGCCATGAAATTCTGATACCACATGCTCCAGTACTCCATGTATATGATGGCCACGGTGACGTAGCCGCCGAGGCGAAGCCAGCCACGCGGCGTTGGAATGGAAAGCCTCTTCGCTGCCTCCTCCCACAGCGGCGCAATGTACATGACGTGCATCGGCCCGTGGCCGAGGGTGTAGGCAGCGTGTGCAAAGAACCTGGCGACGCGTCCAGACTCGAAGGCTGCGTTGAAGAATGACCGATACCACTCCAGCCACGCCCACTTGTACTCGGGCTCGGACGCCTTAATAATCGTCCCGTACTTCTCATACGACTGCCGCAACTGCTGCTCGGCGCCCTTGCCGATTTGACACGGATGTGCCCTGTGGATCTCGTATTTCACCTTGCCCTACTCCTCGTCGTAGTACGGCACGGTGACGTTGACATACCACACCGGATCGTCTGTTTCATACTTGCGCTTGAACTTCGGGCCGTTGTAGTTCTTGCCAGTGTCCTCATTGACATACTCTCGAGAGCAATTGGCCAACCCGCGATCCTCGTACATGTAAAACAGAGACATCTCAGCGGCGCTGAGGCGCATGTGCGAGCAGTCGTGGCCTTTGATCGACCCATTCTCACACCGGGGTATATACCACCAGGTGTCGTTGGAATACTCCACGGAGAAGTCGCGCACGAGGTTGGGATCCACCCAATTGAGCGACCCCAGGACGAACCAATAGGTGCCGACGCGCTCTGCGATGTGGGCGCGGTGTGTGAACACAGCAGCCCCACCGCTCACCACGAAGTTGAGGCAGAGGAAGCCAAGCGCCACGACGAAGAGGATGGCCATCCACCTCTGGATCCAGTTGTTGCCCGTGAGCGGTGCATGCGACCGGAAATGGAAAAAGTCCGGCAGCCACCAGACATCACGGCGCCCAGCCATTTCCGTGTCCACCAATCTGCGGGTCTCGAGATCCCCAGACACGGCCTCGGCGTACCCCACCGCACGCGAGTCGTGGTAGGCGCAGGCGAAGCGGACGATGAAATCAATGTCCTCAGCCGCCAGCGCGCCGTTCAGCTTCAGCTGACCCATGATGTGCGATGCACTCGTCTTGCCGTTGGCCTCGTTGGAGAAGTACCGCAGTACCTCACCCAACACCTGCGACGGGACATAGCGGCGTTGCCCGTCGATTGTGATCTCGCTGATCGTGCTGCCCCGGAAAGCGGTGTACACGCGGCGTTTGTAAACCACACGAAGGAACCGATGGCGTGCTGCCATACGGTCCTGTGTGGTACGCTCAATGCGCAACAGCACGAGAGCGTGCCCGGCCACTTGGCTACGCTCCAAAATGCAAGCCCTGACTTGCTTGTACCCGGCACGCACGCCGGGGCCCTCCCGCTGAAGGCTGATTGGGACCGGGTCGAAGAACCAGTCGTTTGCGGGAGACCTGACGCCACCGACAACCACGTCCTGGAGCTTGTGGCCGACTCGATAGTACCTGGCCTCTCCGAAAGCGTGTTTCAACACGACGTCGTCATGGTGCGGCTCGCAAAACTCGCGAGCAAGCACGTAGTCGCCATGCTTCAGAAACCCGCAACGCAGGATGTGGAACGTCCCGCTGCCAACTAAGCCCTCACCGAAAGCCTTCAGGCGCTTGAACTCAGACACCTCTGTGGGCGCCTCCTCGAAGTGCACCGAGCGCTCCTCCTTGGGCTCTGGTGCACCCTCCCTACGCGCGCGCGGGCCGATGGGCACCAACGCGGCCTTTGGGAGCGGCGGCGCGGAGGGAGCGTCGGCGGCCATTGCCGGCATCGAATCCGCGTCTGGATCAGCGACCACCGTCTGCTGGGCAGCCCTGCACGGTTCGCACAAGTCAAAACCGTAGTAGTGCGCCTTAGACTTGTGATTCGCGATCTTGTTGGCCATGTGCTTGGTGAAGTCGAAAGTCGCGTTGCACATGCGACAGGCAGGAGTCTTGATGACCGTGGCCTTGGCCGCCTCCTTCGCCTGACGCGAAGCCTCCGCAGCTGATATCCCGAACAACGCCAGACCACAAGGGTCACAGAGGGCTCCGGTGCACGCCACGCCACAAGTCTTGCAGACTGTGTTGCCGTTCAGCGCATGCATCAAGCGATTACGCTTCTCCCGGTCAATGCCCCACACGTATGAAAGGCGCACCCACCATCCCATGACGTCGCCATCCCGCTGGAACTCGACGCGGCAGTCGGACCCGAGGTCAGCACAGCCGGCGAGCTC